GAATGTTCGGGTTTATATGAAATCCGAACATTCTAAAGCATTATCGCTATTAATGTTCGGATTTTTAAATCAAAACGGCCTTTTCACGATCTCGACCTTGTTCATGCTGAACGACTGGATGAACTCGGCAAGCTGGGCTATGCCGTCAGGAACATCATCGTGTTTATTCTTCCCCGCCATCGTGTACCCGCACAAAAACTGCATGAACCGCCTGTATTCCTTGTCCTTCTTAATCACGGAATCGTCTTTAAACAAGAAATGCTCTTTCACGAACGGGCTTGCAACAATGATCTTTGTCTCTTTATTTGCCGTCGTGTACTTCGTCGTGATCTTGCACCGTCCCCCAGCTTCCTTGACCTTCTCCTGGACACTCGTTGCAATCCTTCCCCCGGCTTGGTTGCTCTCAAACCGTGCCATTTGTACTTGCCGAGAAACAAGAATATCCACCAACCGAGGCTCCACCACATCAGGATTGCCATTATCGCAGATAACGCCGTCGATGTAGAAGTCTGGCCCATACTGATAAGCCACAGGCATACAGAAATAGTCCGCACCCCTGTCTTTCGTATCGCAAACGGCAATGATAGCGTCAGGCTCCCCGTCAGGAAGTTCAAAGTACCGACGCAATTCATCAGCCGAGTACAAAAGTCCCTCTCTCTCAATCGGCTGGTTCATAAACAGCGCCCGCCAGTCCACGTCATCCATGACTTCGCGCTGTTCCCTCAAAGTCTTAGTCGAATACCCAAGGTTGTACGGATAGTCCCAAAGGCTTTCGTCGTTTTCGTCCATGGCTGGCATCGTGATAAACCTTGCCCTGTCGCTCTCGCCATACTCCGCTTCCAGCCGCCCCAGAACGTCCCACACGCTCCACCTCGTAGCAATATGCAGTTCCTTGCACCTGTCCCCCAGCTTCCTTTGCCGCAGGTCAGTCGTGTATATCCCCCACAGTTTATCCAGCCTGTCTTTCGACAACGCCACCTCAGACCCCGACACCAAATCATCACAGTACAAAAGCTGCATGGCCCTGTACAAACCGGCATTGCCTGTCCCTATAGACGTAAACTGCAAGGATTCAAACCTTTTCCGCTTCCCAAGGTCAATCCTACAGTCTTTTGCGTTCGTGCTCGTTACCTGTACGTCAGGAAAAACATCATGCCACAGGTATTCGCCCTTCACGTCCATCACACGCAAACACTCGTCATATGCCCCGCGCACCCAGCTATTGCTATGTGATCCTGTCAGTATCGGAGAATCAGGATATTTCCCGACCAACCACGTCATGTAGAATATCGCCAATGTCGATTTCCCAACACCAGGCGGCATCGAGATAGCCAACAGGTCCAGTTTATCGTCGCTCAAATCCTGCAACGCGTCCACAACGATCTTCAACTGCTTCCTCCGAGGCATATAAAACTTCTTCGACGGCTCCCGGTTCCACTCCACATACTGCAAGAAACTGTCAAAGTCATACGGCGCAGCAGCCAGCAACACCTTCTTGTGTAGCCCATACAACAGGCCCATCTCTTGCCTATTCACTGTAGCCATCGTCGGCATGGCCTCTGTAATCGCCTCAGACAGCCATACAAGCCGCTCAACACCTTCAAGGGTATTCTCTTTCATCAGCAGCTTGCAAGCGCTGTAATAGCCCTCGTAGGCCCTGTACGTGTAAGGGTCTTTTTTTATCTTTTCGCCCAATTCGGAAATAAGGCTCTTAATATCCATCTTTTCGCCCTCCTACGTCAAGTATATTCGCTTTACACGGCAAAATCAACCCCATTTTTCATTCAAAATCTTTACACGTGTATATATAGTCTATTGATAAAGTCATACTCTTATATATATACGTAGTATATATATAAGAGTAGACCTTATCATAGACAATATACACGTGTGTAATCGTGAATCGAATTTATGCCCGTTTTCGCTCGCCCAGAGCGTATTCGGACAGGCCCGGAAAGAGTAATTATACTCATTTTTTTCTTTTCGCGGGCGGAGGAGGACTAACCCGGCCCTGGCTGGGGCTGGGCCTGTTTTCCCCATGGGGTGTAAAGCTATTCAGCTTGACAATGATATATCTATTCGCAAAAGTTCGCTTTTGTGCAAAGATACAGCCTATTTCAATAGCTATAGCCTATAGCCATAGCATATCATATAGCATATGCCTATTATACAGTCCATATTCAACGAATATACAGAATTATTCACAGAGTTATCCACAGGATATTACTTAGATTGTCTAATTAATTGTGCTATTTTGAATAATCGTTGTAACCGTGAGAGTTACCATTCCGTCCAACACGGACACAATACTTATTATGTCCGTCCAATACGGACACAGCCTATATAATTCAATATCATTCAATAATAACTATGTATATATTAATAATATCAATGAATAGTCAATAGTCATAAGACGGCCCTGGACGGCCATTGCAAGCCCTGGACACCTGGACGGGGGAATTATCGCGGCTATAGTTGCGGCGGTTGTGAGGGGCATTGTATCGGCCCTGGACGGGGCTTGCAATGCCATAGGCGGCGGGGCTGGACGTGGCCCCGGTTGCCTATGCCCTATTGCTAACGCCTGGACGCTGGACAGCTAACGCCGGGGCCGTCCGATAATGTCAAGGTTCTTTCCCTCTTTCCTTCCCCCTTAAACCCCTATTCTATTACTCTATCTCCTAACCACACACATATATATCTATAGTCTTATATCTCTATCAATAGACTATATTATATATAATATATATCTATACGCACGCGCACGCGCGCGTGAGGGAATAACCGGACGGAACCAAACCAAACCAAATGAAAAGCCCCCGGAAACGTCCGAGGGCGGTTGTTATTCGTCGGTTGTATGATCGGGCGGGGCGGCGCGTTTATCGCCGGGTATATATCTCATAATGTCAGAGGGTTTACAACGCAGATAATTGCATAGATCGTCAATAGTATCCGTCGAAATGCTTTTCCCGGCCTTCATTCGCGTTAGCGTGCCGCTGCCGACGATTTTATCACGCTGTAACGCATACCCCGTTTTCCCCCGCTTTTCAAGCGTTTTGTAAAACGGTTCAAAATCTATCACACATTATCACCTCCATATAAAATGATAGCATATATTTGCTTGAAATGTCAAGCAAAAATTTGCATTGACATATTGCACAATATATAGTGCAAATATTTGTTATATATTTAGCCCTATTTCATGCAAATAATTGCTTGACAATATAGCAAGTATTTGCTACAATAGTAACTGTCAAGAGGACATGAACACAGCGACATTTTAGAGGAGGTTAATACTATGACTAATTATAACTACATTGAAGCCGTAACCGCTGACGCTGCCGAGTACATCCGCGACAACTACACCGCCGAGGAGATCGCCGAAGCCATGACCGACCGTGACGAATTCGCCGAGAGGCTCAACGATGAAATGTGGATCGCCGACGAAGTGACCGGCAACGGTTCCGGCTCCTACACCTTCGACCGCGCCCAGGCCCGCGAATATGTACTTGCAGACATCGAGACTGTTCAGGAAGCACTCAGGGAATTTTGCGTCGAAGCTGACACCATTGCAAAGAAATTCCTCGAATCTGACTGGGAATACTTCGACGTAACTGCCCGCTGCTACGTCCTCGGGCAGGCCATAGACGCGGCCCTGGACATCATCGAAGCCGAAACCAAAGCGGCATAACCGCCCGTCGTCCCGGCGACGTAAAACAGGCATCAGGCCGGGAGCGTCCCGCCCACATGGGCGGGGGTTGCACATCAACCCGAACAGGGTACACCGCCAGCGCGGGAGGGAATACGCTGGACATGGTTTTAACCGTGATCGTGCATAGGCATTGTTTTAGATAGTCGGATTGTATTAGAAGTAACGCCGGGGGCGGCAACGCCCCCAACATTGAACATTTTAAAGGGGGTTATAACATGTTTGACAGGATTGCAAGCAAGGTTAAAAAGGCAGAATTTGATGCAACTGTTACGGTAATGTCCGCGGGGTTGTATTACGACGGGGAGCAGCACGGCGAACTTTTCCCCTGCGTACATGTTTCGGTAGATGTACATGAGGTGGACTATAACCGCCGCCCGATTGAAAAGGCGATAAAGAACGCAATCCGCAACTTAGACGGCGTTATTGTTCGCCCGATCAATAACAATCCCTATTATTATTCCTACTATATCGCCCGCCGCGCGGACTTTGAACGGGCCGACGCGCTCAATAAAAAATCCCGAGTGTTTTTAGAAGGATTTTGGCAGGCAATCCACGAACACGGCGACGCCGCCCGGGCAAATAACGCGGCGCTTGCAATCCAGGCAGGACACGCCGCTATGCAGGCGGCAGGATTTTAATAAAGGGGGCGTAAACAATGGATATTAGCAGCTATTCTTACACCGCGCCGGGGTTTGGAGTTGATAGCCAGGCCCCCGTTGCCGAGTACCGTAACGACGATATGAGCGCCGAAATCACCACACAGCGCGGTTACAACGGCGCGACGGTTTACAATGTTTGGGCGGGCAGCTATGACGGCTCCATGAACGTTTACGAGAGCTTCCGCACGGTTGAAGCGGCCCGCGCCCTGTATGACCACATCATGGGCAACTACACCGATACCCCGCCGATTGCCTCCGAACTCAATAAGGCAATTCGCAAAGCGCATTGGCTGGACGACATTGACCCGGCTATACCGATTGTCAAGCCCGTCCCGGCCCGCGTCAAGGCCCGCTGCAAATGGTTCATTGAAGCGCGGTTTATGGGGCTGTATGATGCTTTCAAGGAAGCTGTGCGCGAATACCCCAAGCCAAGCAAAGAACTCAATGCCGCATTTATGGCAGACGATTACCGCGCATATATCCCGAGCGCCTATATTCAGGAGGTGTAACCGTGTATCAGACCTGGGCCACCCCCGAAATCACCTATTCCCGCCTCTATGCGGATATGCTCAATCAGATTCACATCCTGATTGCAGGCAGCACCGGCAGCGGCAAGTCAACCGTGGTCAACGGCATGATACACGCCGCATTGAAGGACAGCCCCGCCCGCGTGGGATTTATTTTCATCGATCCCAAGGGTTGTGAGCTTGCCGAGTATGCCGGCCTCCCCCACGTCATCGACTATGCGAACAGGCCGCAGGACATCCCGCGCGCCCTCCGTGGGGCCGTGGCCCTGATGAATAACCGCCTGGCCGACATGAAGCGTCGCCGCCTCCGTGAATATGACGGCTCCGACGTGTATGTAATCATTGACGAACTCATGCCGATTATGACCCGCCCGGACATCAAACGCGCGTGTTATTCGCCGCTGCTTGACCTGCTGGCCCTGGCCCGCGCCGCGCACATCCACGTCATAGCCTGCACACAGTCCCCCGTTGCCGCCGTCATTCCCACGCCGCTAAAATGCAATTTCGACGCACGTTTAGCGCTGCGGACGGTATCGGCGCAGGATAGCCGCAATATTATCGGGGCGCGGGGTTGCGAGTGCTTGCCGAATCCCGTCATCGATCACCGCGCCGAAGGGTATTACATGCGCGGCCCGGAGATCACCCGATACATGCTCCCCCGCGTGGAGGACGCGGAGCGCCGCCGAATCATAGAGTTTTGGGAGCGTGCCCGCCCCCGCCGTCACCTGTTCCGCCGCGCGGGTTGACAGGTTGCTATTGATTCAAGTATAATCAATCCAATCAATCAATTACAAGGAGGTTACTACCATGACACGCATTAAATTCAAGCTATATGAAGATTACATTCAGTGCCCCTGCATGATTGACGCAAGCGCAACCGATATAGTGGATGTAATTAACCAATATCCAGGTTCCGACTTTTGGATTAAAGCCAATAACCCTATCATTGACAATGATGATATACTGTATATGTCAAGGATTAATGGCAAGTGGTGGATCAATGAACATTTAAATATTCCAAAAACGCTTTTAAATCTTGTTAAATAACATAACCCCGGCCCTGCACCGGGGCTTTTTTCATGCCCTCCCAGACCGCCATAAAAGCCCCTGTCAGCCGTTGCCGCTGCGGGGCTGTATCTCTGTCAGCCCGCCGCCGTGGAGGCCGTCAGAGGGGCGACAGAGGGCGCGACAGGTGGACACGGGCACGGGGCGCAACCCCGCCGAAACAATATCAGCACAAGCACACGCCGCCAGACGGTCAGAAACAGCTCTGTCAGCGGCTTTTGTTTTACCCTATACCCACATAGGGTAGACCACAAAAACGGCTGTATACCACTTTTGCAGGGCTGTGCGCGTGTTTCGTGGGTATATGAACAGGTGACAGGGACGGCCCGCGCCCCGTCGAAGCTGCCGCCCCCGGTCAGACCGCGCCCCGCTTCCGAGGGTCAGCCCCCGCCCAGATCACGACAGACCGCGTGGGGTCTGTACCTGCCGCCCCTGGACGCTGTACCGAGGGCCGCGCCGCCTTGACGGGGCCAGGGGCGGGCCTCCCCGCCTCCCGTTCTGCGCCGTTCTGCGTTCTGCGAAAATTTCCGTTCTGCGAATTTTCTGCGCCGAATTGAGAAAAAATCTCATTTCTGCGCTGATTTCTCTCGTTCTTCGCAAAAACAGGGCGCGTTCTGCGCCCCGTTCTGCGTTATTCCTGTTCTGCGTCATCCGCGAACGTTGTTTCCACCGTCTTTCCGTCCCCCAGATACCGCTTTGCGATCTCGTCCGCGCTCAATTCCTCGTTCTGCGCCCCTGTCGTGATGACAATATCCTGCTGTTCCTTGTAGTGGAACATGGATTTGAGCAGGAACATACCGCCGACCATAGCCTTGGGGTTGTCCTGCACCTGGGATACAAGGCTTTCCTCAATGACAGACAACGCCCTTTGGACGATCCCGCCGACACTTTCTGTCTCCCAATCGCCGTTCTTCCACTTGCTGATGGTCTGATAGCCAACACCCAGCCAGTTCCCCAAACCAACCATGTTCGGCGGCTTGTCGTTCATCTCGCAGAAGTCAAAGTATTCATCAATCCGATGCTCCACCTCATGCGGGTTCTTGATGTTGATGGGCGGGAGATTGATGCTTACACGGGCATTTCGGAGGGACACGCCATAGTAACCATCAGATGATCCGTCCCTCGGTTTCCACCGTTCCGGGATGCCAAGTTCTGCCTTGGTCTTGTGTGGGTTTTCTGCGATCAACTGCTTGTACTCCTTGTCCCGTTCTGCGAATTTGTCATCCCACGCCTTTTTGTTGGACGCTCTCATTTCAGGCGACCAGGAGCCGTCCTTGCCATCGCGGTAACGTTTGCCCTTCTTCACGCGCTTGCGCTGCTGGTAGGCGGTTTCCTGCCGCCGTTCCTCTATGGCGCGTTCCTCGCGCTTCTTCGCGTTCAGTTCACGCCGCGCCGCTTTCTGCTCCTCCGTCCACGGCGGGTGTCCGCGCTTGCGCTTCTGCGCTTCCTCGCTCATTCACACACCACATCCTTCACCCTGCGCCGTTTCTGCGGCTTGTCTGCGCCCTTGCGGCTGTACACTTCCCCAGCATCGATCTCGCAATAATCGGGGCCGCAATGGGCTTTCTGCGCGTTCTGCGGGGCATCCTCGCCCAGCACGTCCTTCGCCCCGCCCATCAGCCATTCGCCGGAGAAGAAATACTCGTTGCCGTTCATCTTCACGGCAATGGGATAGCCCTCAAACTCGCCGCTCTTTTCGGGCTTGCCGTGGGTCAGGAGCCAGGTCGCGGAATCCAGCGTCGTGTCGCTTCCGACCACGGTTCCGTTCATGCGGTTCAAATACTTCACCTTTCCGTTCTTCTCGTTCAGTTTGAAATTCATGTTTTGATCCTCCTTATCTTCGCGTTGTTGTTATCAGATTTATGATTATTGCCGTCACGCTAAATATAATTGCCAACATTTGCCAAACGCTCATACTATCCCTCCTTAGGCTCAATCCTGATCTGCCCTTCAATCGGCAGTTCTACCTTCGGGCTATGATTTATTTGTTTCATCAACGGCACCCACCTGTCCATGTCCTGCGGCACATTGTACATACCGCAAGCCATCCACCCGCGCCGCCAGTCAGATGATTCGCTATGTGACAGGCCATATATCTCGCACTTGTAATAGCGTCTACCATGATATTCGCCACTTATCAAGTGGGAACAGTCTTTACAACATAGCGCATAGTTCGTGCCGAAACGCTTGTGCATCGCGGCGATTCTTCGCTCTATCATGTTCCCTCCTTCGGCTCAATCCCCAGCTTCTCCGCGATGTCTGCGGGGATGGGCTTCGATGCTTGTGTTACGGGAATCCACTCATTCATCCTCTCGCCCCCATCCTGTACCGCGCCCAGTGGCACTTCTCGCCGTATCTATTGACCCCCTCCACCCGCTCCGTGATGATCGGGTGGCCCGCCTTGCGCAGTTCATCCACACGGGAGGCAAGGCGCATTATCCCATAGTCTTGCATCGCCTCCGCGCTGGTGATGCTGCCGAAGTCGGTCAGGTGTTGCAGTATTCGCTTCTTCTGGCCTGTCATATTCCCGCCTCCTCAATCCGTCGAAATCTTGTAATCGAACCACCCACACACAAGGTTTTTCGGATAGAAAATGATCTCATATTGGTACTTGCTGACTTCTTTCGTCTCGATCTGCTCCACAATGTAAGTTGTGTCCTGCGATAGGTGGGCGTAGTTCAGCACGTACTCCCCTGGCGCTTTCTCAATCGTGATATTCAGGTCGCCGTCGCTGTCCGTGTCGATGGACAGCAGCCCCGTAATCTGCATAAGTGCCGTGTCCGTCCGTGTGTTCATTACGGTTATGCGCCGCCGCACATTGAACTCCTCGGCCTCGCGCCGAAGGTTGTATGTGACGCGATTAGCCTGTGAACACGCAGTCAACAGTACCATCACCGCCAGCACAAGCGCAATAGCAATTATATTTTTCATTCGCTCTCCCTCCGTTTGCCCCTCCTGTTCAATTTCATATATGCTCCATTCCTATCACACAAAGCATCGCCGGTATCTTCGTGGTAGCATGGACATTCAAACTTCATACACGGCATGAACGTTTCGCTGTAGTAATATTCTCCCGAAATCGTGCAGGACGCTTTTATTTCCCCATGTACTCTGAACGGGCACGGTTTCAGTTCCACGGTATCGCCTCCCGTTCTGCCTCTGTTGGTCGGGATGTCCAGCAGCGCCAACGTTTGCTGTAATCAAATATGCTGGGACGAAATACGTGCATCGTGCCTCCAGAACGCGCCATTATCATGGTGAAGTGGTCATAGTGCCTACCGTTTACCAACACCGCAATAATTTCAGGCTTATCTTTGTCCTCAGCATAGGCTATTTCTGCGCGTTCCAACTCGGAAAGCGTCATCACCCTCGGCTTCTGCTGCTCCATCAGCCTGTCAGCGCAATATCCGGCATAGGCCCATATCTCGTTTATAAGCCCGCCAAGGCCGTCAGCGGTTCGGTAGCCGTCCCAATCTATGCAGATGTCAGCGATATTACTCAGCGCGTCAACCGCATCCATCTTGTCCAGCCACGCCTTTGTCTCGTCGGCAAGTTCAAGGCGCTTCGGTTCTACCGTGGCTGGCTCCTGCTCTTTCAGCAGCGCGAGAGCATCATACATAGCATTTATAACGAAATCCAGCCAGAATGTCGGTTCATCGACCTTGCCGAGAATACTAATAGCCTCCTGAACATCGGCTATAACTTGCTCCCTGTCACCCATCCCACCGCACCTTCTTCCCGCACTTACCGCAATACTTCCACGTCTGCACGCTCTCCCCGGTCAGCGGGTGCATGAACCCCACCGTGTACACGCCACACGCCCCGCAGACGTAGTTACCGCCAGACTGTAGTTCCGGGGCCACCGGCTCCTGCGTTTTCAGAAAGGCAATAGCCTCACGTATTGTGTCAATTCTTTTCTCTCTGTCTTGCCGAGAGGACATCACAATACCATCCTCTGCTAATGTATGTTCGCTTTGAACCAATGCGTCAAGGCAACGCTCCAGCCCCCGGATAACCTCTTCCCTCGTCATGCCTTCCCCTCCTTCACGCTTGAATAATACCGGCTGCGCTTACGCACCTTCGTCTTGTACACCCTGCTCTTGTTCAGCGTGTCCACGCGCTTCTCGCAATCCTCCACAGAGAACTCATGCGGGTAACGTGTCCGCAATTTCTGGATGTTGACTTTGGCTACGTCCTCCATGTTCCAGCCGTAGCAGTCGCACAGTTCAGCGATCATCCACATGAGATCACCAACTTCCAGCCTCAAAGCGGTTTCATCAAGCGGGTGGCCCTGATGTATCTTCTGGAACAGCCCCAGAATCTCACCCGCTTCGCTTGCGATTCCAAACAGCGCGTGTTCCCGTGTCGCCCACAGAGGCAGGTCTTTCCTTTGCGTTCGCCTCGCTTCGTACTGAAAATCATTGAAATTCACTGTACTTAATCCTCCCTATCGCCATTGCTTCCTCCAATGTCATGCCATATCGGTACATCCGCTGATATAGCGTCATGTATTTAATACCGCTGATCTCGGCCCACTCGTTCAGCGTGTGCGTAACCCCGCCAATCTCGTGGTACTTGTGCGCCTGATAGGGCCGCTTCTCGCGCTTTTTTCGACCTTCCTTCGGCTTCGCTTCCCGCAGGTGTTGGAGGCCGAGTATATCCCGCACCAGATTCTTGCAGTCGTTACACAGGCCGTCGCAATCGTCGCGGGTGCAGTTCAGACACAACTCACGCACGGCAGGATCGTCAAGATAATTCTCATACTTGATTTTTACCCCTGACATTTTTGGCCTCACGTTCCAGTCGTTTTATGATCTTGTACTTCCGTGTACTGTCCCTCCGCATCTCAATGCACCTCTGGCAGCGTTTACGCCCGTTCTCGGTGGGTGTCCCGCAGTCGATGCATAATCCCGCGTCAATCCGCTGCTGCCGTTTCTCGCGCCTTTTAGAGCCGTCAGGGTCATATCTTTTAGACCGCTCCCGTTCGCTCTGTAGGCACTGCTTGCAAAGGGTGTGCCCCGCCTCGGCCCATCGTACCCCGCACCGTATGCACTTCCCTTCTTCCTTGCGCTTGTCCGCAAGTGCCTTTTGGGACCGCGCATTTCGGGCGCTGTACTTCAATGCCTTTGCTCTGCAATCCGGGCACGTTTTTCGCCCATCATCGGCGAGTTCGCCGCCGCACTGGGAACACCGACCAGCAGCGATCCAGCGTTGCTTTTTAGCGGCCTTTCTGTCACACTCACGGATTGCACATTCCCGGCATCTGTGCGTCCCAGGCTCAACCGGCCTTTTGCCGCCGCACATCGGGCATCTGCCGTTACGCAGGTAATACTCGCGGTTGGCCTTTGCGTCATACATCAGCGCAACACCCGCCCGTACATCAACGCATCCAGCAGGGCCATGGCCTCGCCCGGTCTGCCGTCCTTAATCATCCCCCGCATCTGCACCAGCTCGTCCTTTGTGATCCGGTTTTCAAGCCACGCCCTGCGAAGTGACGCATATTCCTGCCGGTATCGGGAGTAATGCGCAGCGTCCTCACGCAGCGTCCGAATGTCACTCATGCTCACGCCTCCCTGTTCCACGCGCTCAGCCTGTCATACGCCGCGCCGATTGCGGCCCACATCAACGCCCAGCCCAGCAGCAGCGCACCGCGCACCGGCCCCGGTTGCCGCACGGCATATGCCGCCTCCATCTTCGTTTGAATCTCGGCCCAACGCTTTTCCTCCGCTGCGTCCCTCACGCCCTCGCGGGCATCCTGCCGCGCTTTCTCGGCCTTGATTTCGGCAAGTTCAGCTTTCACCGCCGCCAGTTCGTCGCCGTCCAGCGGTATGACCTGCCGTGTCATGTTCTCCACCAACGCCCCCGCCATCGGCTGCGCCATGCTCTGGTCGCCGTGGGTGACTACTACCAACGCCCTGCTCATTCGTCTACCTCCACGAATTCACCGTCTTTCAGTGTGTACCATGTGTCAGGTTTCAGTGTGATGCCGTCGATATAGCCCATTTTCGCGCCGATCAGTGGACGTTTGTTGCCGTCGAAATCGCCCCACTCGCTCAATACGATGTAACTGCCGACATCTCCCTTGCATATGTTGTCATGCCCCCAGCCGACATTTATAGACGCTATGCCACCTTCATTCTTGCACTTATAGCCGGTTGAAACGTTCGCCGACCCGTACCCGGTCGCACTGTTCGCCGACCTGTCCCCGGTCGCACTGTTCGCCGACCCGTACCCGGTCGCACTGTTCGCCGACCCGTCCCCGGTCGCACTGTTCGCCGACCCGTACCCGGTCGCACTGTTCGCCGACCCGTACCCGGTCGCACTGTTCGCCGACCAGTTCCCGGTCGCACTGTTCGCCGACCTGTCCCCGGTCGCACTGTTCGCCGACCTGTCCCCGGTCGCACTGTTCGCCGACCCGTCCCCGGTCGCACTGTTCGCCGACCTGTCCCCGGTCGCACTGTTCGCCTTTTCTTTGTCAATCCTTTCGTTGACATATTCGATAGACGCATCTACCATTTTTGCAATGTTCAGCCTCGCGCCGATCTTAATTCGCTTCCCGACGCGCTTTGAATCGTCGCCCGAAGTTTCATCCGTGGCATCCAATTCAACCTCGTGAAATACGCTATTGCCGGGATTGTAGTAGCTGAAACAGTCCAGCGGCTTCTCGCAAGCATGAAACCCGTTGCTGCACATTTCAGCCGTGTCCGTGGTATATTCCTTGCCCTCCTCGTACTGGAAACCCCGGCAAGTCATATCCTTGTTGAAACCCTTATATGCTTTCATCATCAGCACTCCTTTTGATTACGACTTCCACAGTGACTACAGTACAGCTTGTCCGCAGGGTCGCGGCGGCAGATTTTCCCGCACTCACTGCACTTCCACCGCGCCTTGTTCTCGTCGTTCGTGTAGTAAACCCACTTACCGAACTTCGCTTCTTTCATCATCTCTGCCCCACCTTTCGCTTCGTCGGTAACCTTTTAAGGTTCTTCGCAATCGTGTCTTTGGTGTGTGCGTCTGCGGCCTGTTGCCCCGCGTAATACACCCATCTTGCCGCCCGCTCCGCTGCGATTGCGTCCTGCCAATCCTTGTACTCCTCACAGGTCGAATGACAGCCGACAACCCGGCGCGGGCAGTTGTGGCACGGACAATCCTTCATAGCCGCCCTCCCCACTGTTCAGCCATAGCGCGGGCAATTCCTGGGAATGTCTTGCTCCGCTCTTTTGCTCGTTCTGGTCCAGGCGGCATTTTCCATATCCTCTGTTCCCGCCCCCCCCACAATATTTGTCGGGTTCAGCTTCGGCAAGCCTTTTAACCATAGGCACGTCGCCTTTGTTTCACCATGCCCGAACATCCACGGCTGAATGATTTGGCCAGGCTTGCGCCATTCGCTGCTCATTATGCCGATGGGGTTTTCAATAGCAACCTTCGGGCAATCTGCGTTTGCGAACCGCATGAAAAACTCAATGCTTCGTTGCTGCCGTCCGTCAGCGCGTTTCTGCGAAAACCATCTCGCCCCGGAAACAGCCAGGTCGGTACATGGCGGGAACGCGATTATCATATCCCATTTTTCGGACAATAGCGGTATCACGTCCTGCTGCAAATGCCATTCCGGGTGTCCTCCGCTGCATTCCTGAATGTCGCAGGAATACGCCTCGTGCCCCAGCCGTCGCAGTTCTATTGTGACGGCTTGCGATTCCTCACAGGCTACAAGCACCTTCATCCCACATACCCCTCTCCGAAGTGTCGCCGCGCGTATTCTGCCAGTAAAAGCGCCTCGGCGATACCGTCAGAATCCACCCGGCAACGCTCCGTCCGTTTAAGGTCAACGTCCGGGAACAGCCTGTGTGCCGTCTGGATCGACTTCTGCTTGTCGTTGTCCAATGAGAACTCGGCTTTCCATTTTCTCGGCGGCACAAGCTGGTACGGGATGCCACGGGCCGACAGCGTACCGAGGATGAACCCGTAATTCTCCCCGAAGTGGAAAGTGCTGGTCACGCCCTGATGGGGCATGGCCCCTACTTTCTCCACCGCAGCCACGATGCCGTTACCCATCCGGGACAGTGCTTGCATCTCCATCACAAAGAACGTATCGTCCCACGGATAGGCAAACACCGTCTGTCCCGTTTCACTGGTGGAAATAACGGCATATCCGCCTTTCTGTCCGGGGTCTACTCCCACGTAGATCATTCGTCGTCCCCTCCGAAACACGCCGCCAGGAACGCGAACAGCCCCAAAGTCACCCCACAGCACATCAGGAACACGAACACGGCGAAGAACGCCTTGACACCAAACGCTGCACCCGCAGCGGCCAACTCAAAAAATGTCATCTGTCACCCCTCCCCGTATTTATCCAAGTCGATAAAGAAATCGTCCCCGAAGTCCTCTGGTTTGTACTCCCGCTGCTCAAAATTCAGTGCGGGATTAATCTGTTCCGGCTTGAAACCCGTAGGCTGTTGCTGCCGTGATACCCAACCTCTTGCGGCGGCTTTCCAGTCCTTCATCGGGTCTTTCCCTACCTTCCAGCCTTTTGAGGCATAGAAATCCACAAACCGCTGCGCATTGAACTGCCAGTCCTTCCAGCCCTTTTCTGTAGCGTAAGCGGAAACTTCCTCAATGGTGGGTGGGGTGAAGCGCGTAGCGCGCGTGTTTACACTCTCTTGTTCTTGTTCTTGTTCTTGTTCTTGTTCTTGTTCTTTAGTCTTATTCTTATTCTTGTTCTTCAAAATCTGGTTATCTTCGGTTTCGTTCGGTTTGGTTCGGTTTATTTTGGTTTTTGAAATGGCTGGTCTGCCGCCTTTTGCGCCGTTTTCAACCTTCGACGCATAAGCGGCCCGATCTCGGTCTATATCTCCCTTGAATACCGGGAACAGGAACCTCTCATTGCCTTTGAGTTCGGGAAGCGTTTTGCCTTGCGCATATCGAAGCATTGTCAGCAACAATCTCCCTTGCTCTACCTCACTGAGCATCTCTGTCCTTTCTTCAAAGTCGAAATAAACTTTAAGGAAAGACAATGCCACTCGCTCACCACCCATCGTTATCATCTTCCTCGTCCATCTCGTCCTGTCCATCCTGCCCCCAATCATCCAGTTTTTCATAGGGGCAGAATGGAATCGGACAATGGTAGCACTCGGAGAATATATCGCAGTAGTGCATATCCATAGGCTTAGAAGGGAAGGGGCGTATCGTCCTCTACGGGAGTAAAGCCCTGGCGCTCCATCTGCGCCTGTTGATCGTTCAGGGGCTTGCGCTGGGGCGGCTCTATGCCCTCCCGCACGGTCTTGACGCTCACGGCGTAGAAGGGCTTCACACTCACGCCCACCGTGCCGTCCTGCTTGCGCCATTCCTCCTCGCCGAAGTTGAAGCCCACAAGCTTGCCTTTCAGCGTGGTTTCCTCGCACCCAGCGGCCTTGAAGCTGTAGCCCGTGTTGCTCTCCTCGATGCTGGTAATCAGCCCCTTGAAGTATCCGCTGGTCTTGCCGTCCTTGTTCATAATCGCCGTGCGGAACACACCGGGCCACTTCGCGTTGGCGTTGAAGCCAATCTTGCGCTCATATTGCGCCTTGTAGTAGCCATCGTCCGGGCCGTTCTCCGCAATGTCGAACGCCACCACGATCATGTCCGCGCCGCTGCGGGCCTTTTCCATTCGAGCGTCCATGATCTTGCAGATGTGCCCGCCCACCGGCAGGGCGTTGAAACCCTGCCCATCGTAGGCCCGCGCGGAATCGTAGTCGTTGCCAAGCTGGATCATTCAGTCTTACCTCCAATTTCGTAGTAGTCGCAAATGGCTTTGTCCACCATTGCAAGGTCGTTGGGAATCTCCAAATCATCGAACATACCGATAGGCGTTTTCGCCACGTCCAGGCCGTCGCTCTGCGTCCTGAAAACGTGTTTGCCGTTGGACACAATGCACCGCAAGCAGATGGTGAACATCCCTTCCAGGCATACCTTTTCGTCGATCATCTTGCCGATGGTCTTGGGGCGAACGTTGCCAAAGTCGTTCTGTTCTTCGTGCATGATGAAGTACACGCGCTTATCTTCGGGAATCTTGCGCACCGCCTCGATCATGTTCCAGAATTTATCCCCGATATTGTTGTACAGGGCGAACACGGCATTGCCGCCGCCGCCCGCCGCATGGTCGCGCATGAACATATTGGTCATCGTATACCCCACATCGTCCACGACGATGATGTTGCGCTTCGCGGCCTTGACGATGCCGATGATCTTTGCGCTGTCATCGGTCACAACCTGGTCGAACTTGCCCTTGAACGGCAGCGGCTTTCCGAGGACGCTAATCAATGCCGTCTTAGTGGGGTCGAGGTTCATCATGGAAGCGGACTTGCCGCTTCCAGACTTGCCGATAATGAGAACAGGGATCGCCATTATTCTTCCTCCTCTCCTCTGCCGTACAGCACTTTCAGTACGTCCCGCACCTTGTACTCGTCCAGGCCGTTGACCAGCTTCCCGACGACTTCATACCGTGCGAAAGTGTCAACCAGCTTCGCGTATTCCCAGCGCGGGAGCGTCACCATTTCGACCTTTGCAATGGGATTCTGATACTTATACTTCTTGCTCATGTTCATCCTCCTTATACAATCTTGTCGATTGCCGTAATGACAGGCTCAAGTTCCTTGATGTTCTTGTACTGGTCGCGGAAAATCCGAAGCTGGTTCTTTGCGCGATCCAGCACGATCTTGTAGGTGTCAGGCTGCTCAACAGCGGCATGGACGTTCATGTAAGTTCCTTTATGCTCCGGGCCTTTGGTGTTGACAGGTTCAACGTTTACGAACGCTCTCATGTCAATGGGTTTGCCGTTGGGATTGCCTACAGGAACCAACTGAACCTCCAACGTGCGGATGTAGTAACCCGCCTGGTTTTCTCGGTAAAGTTCCCCGGCAACGGCATCGTCCCATTCAAACATATCGTGCATGGGATTATCCTCGCTTCGCGCAGCGTCAACAATCGCCGTTTTCGTCAGGGTTCCGTCCCGCTTCTCTATGGCTTCAAACTGCGCCCCAACCATGTTCGGGTCGAATCTGTTGCCATACTTCCAACTGTACTTCCGTTTGTTCTCCAAGAAATTCACTCCTTTCATTTTCGCCAGCGTTACAATGCCTAACCTCGGAACACGATGCCTCACCACGCCCGAACTTGCCGGGGCTGCACTACCATACACCGCCGCAACGTCCTTGCCTTGCCAGAGCATAACAAACCATATCTGCCTTTCCTAACCTCGCATCACCGCACCTAAACGCGACTTGCCCTAACTGCCACGCTATAACTTACCTCGCAACACCAAACATTGCCGGAACCCGCCTAAACTGCCGCAACATACTTCACCAAACCAAAACTTGCCCTACAACACCATACCTTACTAAAACAAACCCAACTTGCCCTAACGTGTCTGCCATACCTTAACGCGCCTCTCCATCCCTTATCCCACCCTGACGCGAACCACCATAACTGCCTTGGTTTACTTCAACAGTTCGACATGATACATTCCGTTCTGACCGTCGCGTTCCGGCCTCCACTCACCCACGCCGCAGCAGTAGCCACCGGCATTGAGGATGTTCACGATCTGGTCAAGGGTCTTGTCGCCGTTGAGGTTGTACCGAATCTGCATATCACAGTACCACTCGGAGAACTCGGCGCGATAGCGGATGTCCGCAGCGCCCATGCCGACCTTCACCATGTCCTGCCGCATGACTGGCTTTGCGCCCTTGATCTCGATAAGCTGGTTATGCAGGAACACGTTGGGGATGATGTCGATCTTCGTCCTGCTCTCGTTCAGTTCCAAGTCCCCGGCATAGTAGCCGTTGGTATCGGGGTTGATGTAGAACGCGCCACGTAGCGACATCTTGTCCTTCGCCCACCCCATGCGATAGGCCGCGCTGATTGCCGCCTGTTTGAAGCCAGTCACAGGGAAGCCGAACCGGGCGTTTTCCATAGCGGCATCCACCGCTTCGTCCGTGAACTCATCGGGCATCGGCGTAAGCCAGTACATCGACGCGCAGAAATCGGCAACGGGGTTCTTCGGGTCGCGCTTCTTGGTCTTAGTCAGGCCCATTTCCTTTTCCAGGATTTCCCGCTTTGCCTTGGCATCCCAGGCGTGGGTAATCAGGGGAGTGTCACCGACCACGCGCACAGTCACAACAGTTTCCTCGATGGGCTTGATCTCAACCAGTTCAACCTTCTTAGTAGCAGTAGCCATTTTCCAATACCTCCTAAAATTCATTAGATGTAGGTTCCAAGTAGTTGATTTTCCGACTGATCTGTGCTAAACTCTATGTGTAGGTTTTCCAAGACCTCCTTTCATTCGCCGTTCGGTTTCGCGCACCGGGCGGCGTTTTTCCAGCCTTGCCATACCATAAACCAACATGCCTAAACTTACACCGCCGCGCCTTTCCTGCATTAACGAAATCGAATACCTATTTCCTGTACAAAAGTTGCGCCATCGAACACTTCCCCTGTTGCCTTGTGTTCCCGTATCATTGCCGCCTTGTCGATTTTGTCAGGCTGCTTCACATGGAACCGTTCGGGAACCTTGTCAGGGTCGGTCACGTCGCAGGACATCGGGTTCGGCGACAGCGCCCACTTACCGATACTCGTCTGGATCGTCGGCGTGTCCGTCATCTTCATGGCCTCCAACATGGCGTTCTTCAACCTCTCAATGAGGTTCTCCCCTGCCGTGGCCTTTTTCGTAAGCCGTTTTACTTCGGCCCTGTAGCCGTCCACGTCGCTCTGAACATTCTTGATGACACGAACATAGCTCTCGGCCTTCTCCGTCATCTCTCCGTGAATGTCCACTAACGATTGTAATATCTCGGCGGCTTCTTCCTCATTCTGCGCGTTCGCGTATGCGTCCAGGAATCCCGCGTACTCCGCGCTCAACTCATACAAACTCGCCATGTCATCCCTCCCGTTGAAATCGTACCGGGGTATTTATCCGCCCCCCGGAGGCGGCACAGCCATATATGGCACTTGGTGGAGGCTGCGGGAATCGAACCCGCCACAATGCCTGTGCCTCCATGTCGGCGGGGCTTGCCCATCTACCCCGCCACTGATATGTTATCCACGTTCAAGCGTCACCCGTGCAATGGCATCACTCCCATGTCCCTTGTGCTGATGACATATCGTGCATTGTGCTTGTTGTGCTCATGCAACCCTCAAAGCCGTCATCATCTCTCGTTGGGCTGCTCTGGTGGGGCGCTGGGCTTTGAACCCTGACCGGGGCAATTCATCCGTGTCGCACCCCATGTCAGCCGGGTCGCCCCGGCTATTTCGCTTTGCGACTTGGAATGACATACTCAAACAGCGTGTCCTCCATTGCCCCCAACCGTCTGACCATGTGGGCCACCACGTTATCCTTGTGCCACACCTGCTGTAACTCGTTTAGCGCTTCATGCAGGTGGATGTAGGCAACCTTTATCCTCATGCTGTCCTGCGCCGCCATTCGGCTGCTATACTTCGGCTGCGTAGTATCGCGCATAGCGTTGCTCCCTCCTCGGTGCGTTGCCGTCCTTCAACATGACGTGTGCAGCCTTGGCCCACTCCTGCATATCTGCCTGATCTGTGAAACTCAACTCGCATTGCCTGGGCCAGTCGGGCGGCTGCACCCGGTACAGCTTCCCATCTCTGCGCCAAGTGGCGAATTTTGCTCTTGTACCCATCGTTGCCTCCTATTACCCGTCGATCTCCGCGCCTCCGAACCGCGCAAGCCATTCATACACCCTCGGCACGTCGAACAGCACATCACGGCCCGTCTTGATCGTCAGTGCCTTAAAGTCCTTGTGGTCCCGCCGCAGCCGGTACAGCGTCGTGCGGCTAATGCCAAACAGCTTCGTCGCTTCGCTGGTCTTTGCCAGCAGCGGCGTACCGGGCGGGAGAACCGCCATCGTTCCTACGGTGTCCATGTTGTCCTCCTTGTGGTGGTCGGTCTGAATTATTTTTTGGGATAGCCATTCGCATTGAGGCCAATATCAATCAGTCTGCGAACAAGTTCCCCATAAGAACATCGGCAATATTCATCCGTCTGACGCAGCTTAACGATTGCTTCTTCCTGTTCTTTAGAAAGAGAAATGGACAGCCGCCAGTCCTTCTTATTTTCCTCCATTCATGCCCCTCCTTTCTCGTTTCGCGGTTCATAAGTTCTGAACCTTGAAAATATTATAACTCATCAGTGATGAACCGTCAATAGATTTTTTGATGAACTTCATCATTTAATCAAATTGTAATATTTACAAAAGTTCATCACTGGTGTATAATGTATTGTGAAGGGGGTGCATGATATGCCTACAGATAAGCCAAGAGTTACATTTACAATGTCAGAGGAAATGCTTAAAAGAGTAGACGATTACAAATTTGACAACAGAATCAAAAATCAAACGCAAGCCATCGTGAAACTGATAGATCGTGGGCTGGAAGTTATTAATGAACAAAATATGCCTAAAACAGTTTCTATTACTTCACAGACGAAACGTATTCCTATTCTTGGTTCCATACCCGCAGGAATCCCGCTTGAAGCTATTGAGGATATAATCGATTATGAAGAAATACCTCTTGATTGGACACGTGGCGGCAAGGAATATTTTGCCCTTCAAGTGCGCGGAAATTCCATGTACCCGCGATATGAAGAAGGAGATGTGATTATACTTCGCAAACAAGATGAATGGGAGTCAGGCAAGGATTGCGCCGTTCGCGTAGATGGAAACGAAGCTACTTTTAAGCGCGTTAAAATCACAGATGATGGGATCATACTGCAAGCCATCAATCCCGATTATGATTCATATGCGTTTTCAGCAAAGGATATGGAAAGTGTGCCTGTCAAATTATTGGGCGTAGTTGTTGAACTACGCAGAAAAATATAGGAGGTATTACCATGCCCGGTACATTCATACCTTCTTCAAGCAAGAGCAGGACAACGGCGCTCATTCTCTGCCTGATCGGTGGTTTGTTTGGGTGGCATTATCTTTACGTCGGCAAGTTCTGGCGGGCGGTGCTGTGCCTGTTCACCCTCAATTTCATTCTGATAGGGTATATCGTGGACGTTTACAGGATCACCCGCTATCATTTCAAGGACGATGAAGGGTATATTCTGCGGAAGTAGGGGGCTGAATATGGCAAATGAATACAGGTATAGATTCCTGTCCTCCAGGAAACACCGCTTTGTCGCGCTGCTGCTTTGCGTGTGCTTCGGATACCTTGGCGCTCACTACTTCTACGTGCGCCGCTACTGGCGGGGAGCCTTGAATCTGTTCCTGCTGTTGGCACTGACCATAGCCAGCAGCGTGTTCGGGGTATACTACATTCAATTCACATTCGGGCCGACGCAAGGTATATTTGTATACTGGCGCGAAGCCGTTGCCGTGGTATGCGCTGCCATCCTCGGCATAACATGGATATTGGACATCGTGCATATCGCGCAAGGAAAATTCAAGGACAGCGAAAAGCTGGTATTGAGGTGATTTTATGCCAAGATCTCGCGCTGCGAACAATATGGGAACCGTACGTCAACGCTCTGATGGACGCTGGGAGGGCCGCTACACCGCCCCGGACGGCAAACAGCACTCCGTCTATGCCAAAGGTCAAGACGAGTGTATAAAAGCTCTGAAAGCCGCTATGCGGGACGTGGATATGGGCGTGTGGCAGGAGCCATCCAAGATGACGATGGAACAATGGTTTGAAACATGGTTGAAAGACTATCAATCCCATACATCCAAGCGCACCGTCATCAAATACCATTCCATAGTCAAGCAGTTTAACAAGAGCATACGCACGGTCAAGATCGTTAAACTGTCCCCTCTCCATGTACGCCGCATGGTGTCCCAGATGCAGGAGGACAATCTTACAGCGGCAACCATCCAAATGTATATGCGGGTGTTCAAGACCGCTATGAATTGCGCCGTAGAAGCAGGGCTTATCAAAGAAAACCCTGCCATGAAGATAAAACTGCCAAAGCCACAACCCCGGAAATTCTGTATAGTTGACCGAGAGCAAATCCCGGCCTTTATCGAAGCTGCAAAACAAACGCGCTATGGGAATGAACTGATCCTGATGTTGTTGACCGGCCTCCGAATCGGCGAACTACGAGGCTTACGCTGGTCGGATATAGATTTTGAAGCTGCCACGATCAACATACAGCGCCAGCTACAGCCCACGCATAAGGGCATGGAACGCTTCACGCTTCCAAAGTATGACGAAGTTCGGCTCCTCCATGTTGCGCCCCAAGTAGTTGCCCTCCTACGTGAACAGAAGAAGAAACAGGCAGAGCAACGTCTTGCCAAAGGCGGCGATTTGATTGAGGATGATATTTCAAAAGACCTTGTGTTCCGTCAGGTAAATGGCAAGGCCCATACGCGCGGAACTATAAGCCGTACCGTCACCGCCGTTGGCAAAGACATCAATTTGCCAGACCTCCACCCCCATGATCTGCGCCACTCTTATGCCATTGCCGCCTTGCGCTCTGGCGCGAACGTCAAAACCGTGCAATACAACCTCGGTCACAAAACCGCAAAAATGACCCTTGATGTCTACGCCGCCTACACCGAGGATACAGGCAAAACAGATGCCGAAAAACTCTCAAACTATTTGCAAAACATATCCAATTAGGGTAAAAATCAGGGTCAAAACTAAAGAAAATCCTCTAAACCCCTTGAAAATAGGGCAGTTTAGAGGATTTGTATTTCTACAGCTACAAGAAAAAATAGATAATAATTGAAACAGATAGACACGCAAAAACGCCGTAATATCAGCGTTTTTCGTTCATATGCGTTACGCAGAATTTCAGCTATTTAGGGTCAAATTAGGGTCAGATAAAGTCCAAAATTTTTGACAGTAAAAAAACCCCGGCATTTCTGCCGGGGGGGCATGAGCATCAGTGCTGTTCCATTCTCTGGATCATGCGCTGAAACTCCTGGCGGGTCTGCTCGTCGGGGGCCTGATTCATCAGGCCGCGCAGTTCATCCACCATCTCGCCATGCCCGGAATAACCACCCTCACGGGAGTAGCCATCATCACGGGAATAGCCACGGCTGGAATACCGGCCCATGCTGTCACGATTCGCATAGCGGCCACGGCCACGGGCATAAGAGCTATCAGGCATACGGGAATAGCCGCCGCCATTCCACATATAGGAGCCGCCATCACGGGGATAACCGCGCATACCGTAAGAGCCATAACTGCCGCCGTCGTCCATTTCCTCGGCCTCCATCATGGCAATGGTGGTCTTAATGGATTTCATGGCATGGGTCAGCTTATTGACATAATCCATATCAGAGGTAGACAGTTCGCCGCCACTGGTACGGATTTTCTCATTGGCCTTTTTCAGAGCATGGCCCAGAGTTTCGCACATCTCATGCAGTTCTGGAATCATATCCATCTTGCCTTATCCTCCTTCCTGTCAGGCTATGCGGGTCACGGTCAGATTAGCGTTCTTGACAAGTATCGCGGGTGACGGGTCTGCCGCCGTCAGGCCAGCAGACGTATTCTCCACAGCAATGGTGTAGCAGCATCCACGGGGCACAGTGATGATAGCCGTGCTGATGACGTTGCCGAAATTGTTGTCAGTGGGCGGATTGTCTGCAACCGCTGCCGGGGTGAAGATCGCCTTGCTCGTCTGAATCGGCTCGCCGTCGATGGCGATGGAAACAGAGATCGGGCCAACCGTCCCGTCAGACGGAACCGCGATATTCATGTTCGCCGTAACCTGGTAGCGGGCAAAACACCCGCTACCATTCACGCAACCACGCAGAGTAAGGATGCCGGAGCCGTTGCGGTGAATCACATAGCCCCGATTGCAAGGAATACTGTCCTGTAGCAGCACGTTCTGGTTCGGCAGAACGGTTTGAACAGGGTTGTAAACATACTCAGCCATGGTTATCCTCCTTTACGCAACGGCATTGAAGCCATTGCAGCCGCAGCCGGTTCCAAGATTCGGGCCGGCGCAGGTCCACACAGGCTGATTGCCATAAACGCTGACAGTGTTCACGGGGCAGTCCTTGAATCGGGCATACGTCCGATCCACGATGCTGTCAGACTGAGCAAGGCGAGAAGCCTGTTCGCGGGCATACATCAGTTCGGAGCGCAGATTGGCGTTGTCGCGGCGCTCGGCCTCCAAACGGTCATTGCACAGTTCATCCTTGATGGACTGGATGCCGTTGTTCAGGGCGGTCAGCAGGGTGTTGGTGTTCTGGGCGTCGGCGGTCCGGGTCGCACACGCTTCCGTCGCCAGAGCATAGCGGTTTTCCAGCGCGGCGGTCTTGTTGTCGCAGCAGCACTGCGCAAGCTGGCCCTGCACGCCATTGAAGCCCTGCGCCATCGCGGTCTGCGCAGCAAAAGCCTGCTGCATATTCGCCATCTGGCGGGAATTGGCCGCAACCTCGGCACTGTTGAATCCGCTGTTCAGCGCGTTCACGATGCCGTTGCCGGTCTGACAGATGTTCTGGTTGACACCGGCAATGCCGAGCTGCACGTCGCCGAAGCCACTGGTGATGCTGTTCTGGAGGCTGTTCACACTGGACTGCAACTGCTGGTCGCGGAAGCCGTCAGAGATGTGCTGGCTGTTGTTCAGCCACGGATACAGGTAATCCAGGCCAAAGCCGTTCATGCCGCCCATCATCATGGGCCACATCATGCCGCCGAAGCCTCCACCGAAGCCCCAGCCGCCGCCACCGATCAGCAGCAAAAGGATGATCCAAGCCCAATCGCCGCCGAAAAAGCCGCCGCCGTTGTTGCCATAGCCGCCGCCATACATAGGCTGGACAGGCATGGTGAAAGGGGAGCCATTCTCATTTTCAAGAGCCATATGTTTTGTTTCCTTTCGGTTTATTTTCAACCGTCTGCGCGCTTGACGGATGAAGTCAAATGTGGTATAATGTTTGTAATCGGTGAGAACCGAGGAGGGAATGTCAACCCGGATTGGTGGCCTACCACGCCAGGGCAGGCTTAATGGCCGAATTGCATCGCCACCCGTATTGACAGCGGGGCCTAAGCGTTAATCGACGGTAGGTAACTGGCAGACGTGCCATCCGTGAAAGTCGGACGGAATCTAACCGTGAGTGCCGCATCAATAGCGAGTTAGGCGCAAGGATAGGTAAGCGGCAGTTGATGAAGCCTATCACCTAACAATGAAGGTCGGGAAACCGGCCTTTTTCTTTTGCTAAGGACATAAATGTCCTTACCTACCAATCATCCTCATCACCTGTTGCAGCCTTCCACCGCCGATCATCCCGTTTTGGAGCATGTACTGCGTGATCTGCTTGGGGTCGGTCATACCATCCGGGATGCTGTATCCGCGTTGTCTCAGGTAGGACACGGGGTTTCCCTTGATGCTGTCCACCTCGCGGCGCATCATATCCGGGGAGAACTGCGGCTGTTGGGAAGCGCCCTGTGCCTGGGGCTGCTGATAAGTCTGGGCCATGCCGCCCATCAACGGGTTATTCATCTACAGCCGCCTCCTTCTTTGCCGTGGTTTTCTTCTTCCCGGCCAGTCCGTACAAATCGCTGCGGAAGGTTTCGATGTCGGCTTTGAGCGATTCCAAATCAGCCTTACAAGCGGCGACATCCTCCCTCATCGCGTACTTGGATAAATCAGGCATTGGAGTTTCAATGGGCTTTTGTGAAGCAGGAGTGTCAACAGGCGCGGCCGCATCATCTTCCTTGACCAGCCTGTACTTTTCAAAAATCGGGCGGTCAAGCTGACCCATGTTCACGGTTTTGGTATAGCAATAGGGACTGTTTTCGTTGATGAATGTCACGCTGTTGCCGGGGGCCACCGGGTACATCCGCGCCTCGTTTTCGTTCATCACGCGCACAAATCCGCCCTGAACGACGGGATACTGCTGTGTCGCCTGCTGCATTTGCTGGACGGTCTGCTGCTGTTGAACGGGCTGTTGAGGCATCTGCTGGGGCTGCTGAAACTGCTGCTGTGGATATTGCGGGTAGTACATCTGCGGGTAATTCATCGGAAAGCCATTGTTGAAAACTGCCATATGTCAATCCTCCATTTCCCAAAAATACTGGACAATTTCGTTTGAACTGTTCCAACTGTCAAAAAGAAATCCACCATTTGCTACTGTTGCGACATGACCGCCAAATGCAAGAACGTATACCTTTCCTTCGTCCGGGTGGTCGATGCAGAAATCACGGGCGGTGTACATAAGCTGTTGAATCACGCGCTTTACGAAGCCGTGTCTGCGCAGCACGTTCCCCCACACAGCATCCGAGGACGGCATATCGCATACGCTGTAACCCTCCTCCGTCAGCAGGGCATAGGCACGTTTCCAGCTAATATCCAAAGCCTTTGCAACGGCGCGAACAGCGCAATCCCCCACGCTTCTTTTGCAAGGATTTGGATTGAAATAAATCCACGTCTCCATGCCAAAAGGGTATAAAAAAAGAAGCCCCCAGGCCATGAAGCCCGGGGGCAAGTTTCGCGCAAGTTTATCGAAGCAATCCAGCAAGAATCATGAAATCATGCAGAATGTTCCATATCTGGCGCGGCGACATATCAAATTCTTCAGCAACACGCTCGTAAGTCTCTCCGTCAATCCACTTCATTCGAATAATCTCACGGTTGCGCTTGGAGTTTCCATATCTGTCGATAAGCTGCTGTTTCTCAATGTTGTCCAGTCTCATTATAGATAACCTCCGTGATGGTTTCGCAACTCACGCCGGTTATCTTTCGTGTCTCACTCTCTTTCGTTCATTCGTCCATCATTCAGCGTCGGGCGGTTCCTTCTTCTTGTAGTTGGCGTTTGAGATTTGTAGCAGCGTACCAAGGCACAGCGCAAGTGAGGCAAAGGTAGCGCACACTTCATCCCCATACGGCAGATGCCAGATGCCAGCCACGGTTTTGTAGAATACGCCGATAGCGTCCAGCGCTATGAGGGCGATCCACTTCAATATATCGTATGCACGATTGCTCAACATGAAATCACTCCTTATCTCGTTCGTGTGTCAGGAATCCGTTGGTCTTTTTCAGATGGTCATAGGTCGATTGGATGTTCTTCATTGCTATGTGTCCCCGGCTGTTCCTAAAATCAGGATGCCGGTTGCAATACTCTTCGTAATCGTCGATGTCATCCAGTATGTCCTCAAAATGGCTCTCGCTGTGCCGCCGATGCTCACATAACTCATCATAAAACCGCAGTATGCGGTATCGCTGGTTTCGGGCTTTATCGTCCTCATCTTCCTTGATGTGGTTGTCAAGTGTCCGCTGCACCCGGTCCAACTGCTCCTTGGTTTCCTTGCGGTTCTGCTCCAGCGTCTCTTGCGTTTTCTTGCGGTTGGAGATAACCGTGGGGATGATTCCAACCAGCGCAACCAGCACCGGGGCGCAAGCTGAAAGTATTCCTACAACGTCCATTGGTATCACTCCTTACGGCCCCTCGGAGGTGATGTCCACCCCCGGCCTGTCGTAGTCGATAATGTCCCGCCGCTCCACGATCTCCCGCGCCGCCCATACCGCCACCAGCAGGATCACCATGCACAGCGTGGCAGCGGCGAAGCGGAGAAGGGCGCAGAGAATGAGGTCGGCGCGGGCAATGAAAATCTGGATTGAACGGTCAGTCATGTGCGCCCTCCTTTATTGATTTATTGCGTCCTTTTAATCCCAGTAACCAAGTTCCACGCCTTTTTTGTATATCTGTTGGGCCATCACATTAGTGCCATACTGATTATAATGCACATTATCATACATCAAGGACGGTGGAGTGTTGTCAGCCAGTATTGCTGCCTCATCAGCATCGGTCGGCGTAATACCAGCATCCGTCAGTCCATACTTAACCATGTACGCATGGATGTCGATGTAATGGGTTCCAAAGTACGAATACATCAGTTTATTGTATTCTGCACGACTCTCCGCACTAATCTTTGTGGGTTCGGATACGACGATAAAACGATTATACTGCTTGGCTATTAGCTGATTCCAAGCCGCCAAATCCTGAACAGCGACGGATGCCGCGTCATTCGCCCCCATGCACAAAACAAGGATGTGGGATTTAAAATCGGTTTGCATATACGTAGTGGTAATTTTCGTTGGCAACGAGATGATAATATCTCCGCTGCCTGTCTGTACGGGTCTGGCCCTAAATCCATGCGAAGCATCGTATGACACGTATACGGGACGTTCACCAAGTTTGCAATTCAGATCGCCAGTCAGATCGGCCTTATTTATCCCACGCCACCGTAGGCCAAATTGTTTGAGCGGGTCGCCATTATACATAGCGAGGGGCACGTTATCTGTGTAAGACTGTGAATCTACGATTGTACAAGGGCCGCAAACCGCATATAACGCACCCTGCATAGCAGTTATATCGCTCGCGCCGTTCCCACCGCCACCAAAGTTATTCACTGTAAAGTCGTCATTAATGAGACTTTTCAATACGGATGGGTACGGGGTAAACGTAGACACACCTCCGGTATGTGAATCGCCAAGACAGTCTATCACGTTTTTCTGTTCAACAATATCTGCGCTGTTTAATGTGTTCTTTACAGTTATAAGATCAGCTCTTGCGATCTTATCTACAGCTGAGAAATATCCACTCTGATTGCATTCAGATAGCAATGAAACGAAATCTTCTGCTTCAGTCTGGGAATCAAACTCAAAGCAATAGACATTGCTCAAGGTCATATTGTACGTGCGGGCGTTTGTACCACCAGAATAAACCACAGCTTTATAATATATTTCTGTCGCTTCTGAAACGGTAGAAATGTTCCAAATAAAATGCGAAGCATTTTTTTCTGCGGTTGCCAAATAAACATCCTGCCTACTCAGTACTGTAGTTGGGTCTGTGGATGGCGTATTCTTTTTTATATTTACAAGACGCAGAGTCCCAACTGTTGATGTATCTGCGCTATTAATTTTTACAAAAAAAGCAGATACGTAATATTTTGAAGGGACTAATCCTACATAGGTTGCATTGTCGATTGTAAATGTATTAAATGGTGTAACCATATTAGCAGATGATTCTACATTACATGTAAAAGGCAGCCCAGCTATGTCAGAAATCAGATTTAATTTTATGTCACCGATCTCACCCATCACGTCCGTAACAGGTGACATTTTCCGCACCACAGCATTGCTGGCGGCAGGGGTGGAAACGATCAAATACGTGGCGTTTACAGGCGCTATCACGAGGTAGACTCCGGCACCATATGTCGCGCCTACGCGATTGGACGCTCCGCTCGACGGTACAGACGCGCTCGTCTGAAACTGGAATCGGTCATCCGATGTAACGGCCAGCACATTCCCTCCGGTGACCACATATTTGAGCATTTTATAGCCACTGTTTTGAGAGCAAAGCCCATCTGTCGCATTGAGCCTCCATCCAGAGGAAGTGGTGTTTGGTTCCATATCTTCAGGGTAGTAGGCGGCCTCTTCCATGACCACCATTTGGCTCTTTAAATCAACAACGTCCGCCGACAGCTCCTCGAACTCCGCCTGCGTCACCTCGCCGGGGTCGCCCTTGGGGCCTTGCTCACCCCGAGGTCCCTGTTCCCCTTGTGGGCCTGTCGGTCCCTGCGGCCCAATCTCCCCCTGAATCCCCTGCGGGCCTTGCGGGCCGGTAGCGCCTGTTTTGCCTTGCGGCCCCGTCTGACCGGTCTCGCCGCGCTCGCCCTGCGGGCCTCGAATGTCCACCGGCTCCGGGTTAGGCAGGTCGCCGTTATTCGACCACGAAATGACTCCCGCCTCACTCACCGACGGGGTGTAGACCGCGCCGGTCTCGCCACGCGGGCCGGTCTCGCCCTGTTCGCCCTGTTCTCCGGAAGGGATGCCAAACTCCAGCGTCACGGCGCCCGTCTCCGGGTCAACGGTCTTCTCCACCGTAGCCTCGGAGCCGGAAGCAAGCGTATCGGCTTCCACAGTCATGTCTAATACGTTGTTCGCGGTTTGCAAGGCTTCCGCTGCCGCTTCCTGCACCTGCGCAACCCAACTCGGCGTAGGCTCGGAGGGGTCAACCTCGCTTGGAGTAGTGCCTTGCAAAATCATCTTCGACCCGGCCCATACCGTGGGGATGACGATGGTCCCCTCGCTGTTGGCGGCATAGATGCCAATGCGCAGATACCCGCCAGCAGTCGCCAATACCTCATGCGGCACGACGCAGGTATTGCCCATCAGGGCCACGTCGATGCTCACGCCGCTGCCCTCAAACACGGCAATGCAGGACAAACCGTCGAAGTCCTCCGACAGATTGAAAGTGACCGGGATGCCTACGCTCCCCGATGTAATGAGATCGTCAGAGATGTACGTCGCGTTCCGCGCGTTCGCCCGAACAATTATCATACTCACACCACCTTGCTAAACTTGCTGGACACCCAGCCGTTCTTGCCGTTAAACTCGATCAAGTACCAGTCACGCCCGTCTACGGCGCTTTTCTCGCCCTGATACAGGGCCGTATGGCCTTTTTTCAGTACGCCCAACTCCCGGTTGTCTTTGCCGGGGGCAGAGCGTACAAACACGTCTGCCGTGGCTTCTACGCACTGTGCCTTGCCGATGGAGGTCAGGGCCTTACGGGTATCCTCATCATAGATACCCGTCACAGGCAACCCCGCTTCCGCCTGATAGGCTTTGACGGCCTTCTCGGTCTCCTCGCCGAAATCGCCGTCCGCCCCCCACTCCGGGAGGCAGTCGGGTTTCCATATCAGGAGCGCTTCCTGCATCTTCCGCACCGCGCTGCCCTCGTCGCCCCTGTGAAGCCCCTCGGGCTCGACGGGAGGCACCACCGCCGTCCCGCCGCTGATGGGTGTGAGCACCGGCGCGGTCTTGGGCCGCACGCTCCTGCCGTAGGTGATGTTCGTGGCCCCGTGGTGGCTCTCGTACAGCAGCACATCGCCGGGAAGCAGGTAGGACGCGCTGGTCAGGTATTTCTTCTCCGTCAGGGCCACGAAGCCCGCCCGGACGAACCGGGACTTCATGTTCCCGCTGTAGGTGTCGATGGGCAGGTCCTGCAGGGCCTTGATGCCCAGCAGGTAGCCCGCCGCCTTGCAGTTGGCGGTCACGCCCGCCGTGCAATCCTCCTCGCAGGCCGTGGTGATCTTCGACGGGTCGTAGCCCACCTTTTCAAGCTGCATCCAGTAGCTTTTGCGCTGGTACTGATCGTAGCCGATCTTGTTGTTCAGTGCCGCCGCGATGCCCAACTGGGCGATCTTCAACCCCACAGCCGGGTCGGGCCAGCGCAGCACCACCGTCCAGGGGCGGCTGTACCAACCCTTCAACTCGAACTCGTGGCCGGTCTGGTCCCCCGCCGTCCCGCCGTGGTACTTGTTGTTCTCGTCGTGGCCGGAGTTGGCGATGTAGTGCTTGCCGGTCGACATGATGTACTTCCTGAAATCAATGGCCATACTCGTGTCCTCCTTACAATCTCACCAGCGCCCACGTTACCACTCCGGTGAGCGCCGTGTTCCTCATGTTGCCGATCACCAGCGTGCAGCCCGTGGTGGTCTTGTCCCTCACGCTCGTCACTAAGCCAGCAACGCTGCTCTCCGTCAACAGCATGTAATTGGTGTCGGGTTGTTCTGCGAAGGTGAGGTTCACGGTCTGGAAGTCCTGCGTAGCCAGGCTGGTCACGCTCGCCGTGCCGCTGACTATCGTGGGCTTGTTATAGTATTTTGTGAAATAGGTCACGGTGGGCGTGGCGCTGCTGGAGGTCAGGCCCTCCATGCGCCAGGTGGCCAGCGCGCCGTAGTTCGCCCCCGTGCCGTTGAAGGCCAGGAAGTCGTACACGCCGCTCCCTATGTTAGTGACAGTGCCCTTTAGCGATCCGCTGGCGTAGTTGCCGCCCGTCAAGACGTCCGCGGCGGAACCGTCCGCGTAGAAGGTGGCGGTCTGGCCGACGGGCAGCGATTGCAGCGCGGCGTAGATGCCGCTGCCCGTGAAGTAGACCCGCACGGCGGCCCCGATTCCATTTGTCAAATTACCAAGCGTCGCCTTATATGTTACAGTTCCGCGCTCTATTGCGATTTCGTCTGTGTTCACCGGGGAACTCAATACGGGCAAGCTGTCAATTATCATGGTCTATACCCCCTAATCAATGTTGGTAATGATGCCGTTTCTGACGGTCACGGTTTTACCGTCTACGGTTTGAAATGTCGTAGGTCCTTGTACGCCGTACCAAGAATTAGCATCCCCTCCTGTACCAACTTGTAACCTTGTGCAGTGCAACCATATCGTTGACTGGCTATTTGAATTTGTTTGAATTTCTATTCTTCCATCAATATTACTAACATCATATGTTTCGTCAAATTCTCCAGCTTCAACCCCTGTACCTATTGTGACCTTTCCTCTTGCGCGGTTATCAAACAGGCTAACGCCTCTGCCGGTTGCTCCAATACCGCCCTGTTTGGTATAGGATGTAGCACCAGCGAGATCATCCATTGCGTAGAATACTATCTGCCCGCCTATCATTCGCGCTCTGGTATGATAGTCTGCTTCAAGTTCTCCGCTGCCCTCGTCATAGCGCGTATAATGAAAAACGTTCTGGAGGATGCCGTTAATGAGGTCCCATGTCGTGTTGCCGTCTGCCGAACTCAACACCCCGGTTTTGATATTGCTGGCATTGAGATTAATTACAGTCACAGTGTTGCCGTTCAGCGTCCCGGTTACGATGTTGTCCGCGTTCAGTTGCGCCGTTGTAATGACATTACCGGCAATCGTCGTTACCTGTGTGGAGTTCTGATACCCGCTATCGTTGGTAAGTTCGCTTACCTTGGTAGGAAGATCGGAATCCACCGCTACATTGGACGGAAGCTGCCCTATAATCAGCGTCCCGTCAATATTGGCGGCACTCACATGAAGCTGTGAAGCATCTATGTATTGCGCACTGATAGTCCCCGACCTGATATAGTCTGCGTTCAAGTACACCCGCCCATTGTACAGAAGCAAGCCCTGTACCTGTCCGTTGTTGGTCAGGCGGTTAAATATTTCTTCCTGGCTCAACGATTGATCTACAATATCAACAGCGGCATTGAGCGCCTTTTCAACGAGAAATGCCTGTTCGTTCGTCGCGCCGCTCGGAGCCGTGCCGCTGTTTGACTGTGCCGTTTCGCCCTTGCTCTGTAATGAGGTATTCCCGTTGATGCCAAAGTTTACATTTGTCAAGGCGCAGATGTGGTTCACGCCGTCCTTGACGAACGTTATCATGTCCATAGGCCACAGATACGGCGCGTTGATTACGAACGCGCTGAACGGCCTGTAGGTGAAACCAGATACCTTGTTCTTGACGGCGGGAAGGATTTGAGCAATGCCCTCAGAGGCAAGGTAATTGCCCGTCATGTCTATGGTGTAATCGGCATTGCCAGATACAACCGTTGCGTTTTGAGTGTTGGTATACGAAACACCCGTGATGGTGATGTCGTTCTCATACAAATCGCTGTTGAAACGATTTGCCGCAGTAGTCACATAGTTGGTGGATTCACCGTACCAAGTAAACCGAAGGTTCCCGTTCCAGTCGAACCATGCGTTGGTTCCCATGATCCCGGCGCACCACTGTATCACATTCCTGTACGATACCTGTTGCTGCAACACGGGCATTTCCGATATGGTGAAGTTATAGTTCGGCAGCGTGGTCAGGTCTGTTGCAATGGTGATACCGCAGTGTCCGCAGACCTGTTCAACAATGCCCTTGATGGTAGCGGGAGTGACAACGCCTACCATAAAATAGATCGTCTCGCCGTTGCCGTCCGTCATCACATTGCCGTTATTATCCGTCCACGGCATCGGGGACGGGGGCAACAGGTCGAACTTCGCCATCCTGTCCAGCGCGTGGATAGTGATGGTGCTTAAAGACCTTGGCTGATCGTAGGAGGTAAAGTACCCGCACGGGATATAGGTGACGGTAGGGTTAGGCCCAGACCAGTCAGAGATACCGATTTCTACGAACAGTTCCGCGCCCTCAAATACAATGCCGTTGTATTGCCCGTCACGGTTGTCCAGTTTCAGCGTGAGTTCGGCGGCGATAGCTGTACCGACTTCCAATTTGTCGCCATTGCAGCTGTAGCGGTCAATATTAAAGCCGTTCATTATCACATTCGCGTCGGTAATGCTGATGTTGGCCCCGTTGCGGTCAGTGCCGGTTATCCGAAGCGTCTGGTAATGCTCGGATTCAAACAGTGCCTTGACGGTGCTTGTAATCGGGTACACGCTATCTCACCCCCTTACCGCTCGATGATGTTGAATGAAATGGTTCCTATGCCAAGTGTCCTGTTGTATGAAGTGACGCTCCTGTCGCCCACATAGAACTCTTTCGTTTGAAATGACATTGCTCTATAATCGTAATATCGCACAATGATGTATTGCGGTTGGAACGCGCTCAACACCGTCCTTGCCACGGAATCGGACACATTCTGCCATTCCAGTTCGATATGAACCTTTTGAGCAATCTTCATCTTGTGCATTAGACCGTCCTCGGTGCGTCCCGCGTCGGCGGCAGATACATCTGACAGTTTCCAGTCATACTTAGAGGGACAGGGTATTTCATCACCGTCCACGCTCCGAATCGGATTGAAGTTCTGATCCATACTCTGCCCCTCCCATCAAGTCCCAATGGGGACTATCGTAGTTCCTGCCCTGCGGTTCGTCCGCGTCTGGGCCTTGTTAATGCTTGCGGTGCTGATGTCGATGTTGTAGTCCTTGTCATTGATTTGCCGCAAGTATTCATTGCGCTGACGGTCAAGTTCATTCTGACGCGCCATAGCCTGTTCAACGCCCTGTCGAACCATTTCAGCCAACATCTCCATGCTGTCAACGCTATTTGCGCCAGTGTCAACGTTGTTGAAGTTGGCCTCCAGCGTCACGCCGCTCATGGCGTTCCTCACGGCGCTGTACATCGTCGCCGCAAGCTGGCTGCGGTTCAATATCTCCGTCCTGCCGCCGACGTGGCCCATGATCTCCGGGCCATTTTCTCCCGCCAGGAACATCGTGCCGTGGGCGTTGGTAGTGCCGCCAGCGTAGGCGTTGATGATGCCGCCATTGGCGAAGTTGGACACGCGCCCAAGACGGTCAATCGCGCCGCCAGCAGCCCTTGTTACCAGTTTCCAACCGCCGCCACTGCCGCCAGTCGTTTGTTGCAGTTCAACACCCTTGCCGGTAGCTTTCAGCTTCACTTTCACAGTCGTGGACAAGTCATTCAACCCAAGGTACTGCTTTATCGTCTTGCCGAAATAATCCCATGCCGTCTGTGTTTTGATCTTGACAGTGGTACTTAAATCGTCAATGTTCAGATACCCGTATATGCCGTTGGAATACTTGTCCCATTTAGGCGTAGCGTCTACAGTGAGATTGTCAATTCCGAGTGCGCTTTCGGGAGTGCCGTACCAACCCTCCACCAGCTTGACAACTACGTCCTGCTCCAGCTTTAAGGTCTTTTTCGCTATATCCCACCAGATGCCCCAAAGATTCTTGCTTTCCTCGCCGGTCTGGTTCTCATGCAGCGAAACGCTCACGCCGTAATCTCTGCCAGCACCACCGCCAGATGTCCTACCACCGCCGCCAGTAGCACCGCCAAAGCTATCATCAATGTACTTGGTGACCGTATTCCAGTTTTTCTTTTTCAGATTGACTTCAACATCCACTACCGGGTCTGCCATATTCCAATCTTTTTTGAAATTGTCAAGCAGCACCTTGGCGGTGTTGTTCAACTTGATACCCAAATACAGTATCTTTGCTCCGAGTGCCGACCATTCCCGCCTGAAACTGTTATAAAGTGTTCTTGCCGTATTATCCAGTTTCGGGGAGAAATACAAAGTCTTGCTGCCAGAGCTGTCCCAATCACGCTTGAAACCGTCATATAACGCTTTGGCGGTATTATCCAGTTTAGGAGAGAAATAAAGGTACTTGTTGCCGGTATTATCCCAATCTCTCTTGAAGCCGTCATACAGAGTATTCGCATCGTTGTCCAACTTCGGGGAAAAGTACAGTGACTTACTGCCAGAATTATCCCAATCGCGCTTGAAATCGTTGTACAAAACGGAAGCGGTATTATCCAGTTTCGGGGAGAAATATAGCGCCTTACTGCCTGTTCTGTTCCACTCACGCATAAACGTGTTGTAAAGAATTTCGGGCCGATTATCCAACTTGGGAGAAAAATACAATATTGCGCTTTTACTACCAAACGCCTTTTTGATAACGTCAACAACGTTGGATTTCAGCCAATTATCCATCCCCGCCAGTTCTTCAAGCATACCCTCTTTCAAACCTTGAATCAGGTATGTGCCAATGATTTTCATTTCCGTGGACGGAGAATTGATGCCAAACAATTTACGCAATCCGTGGGTAATTGGGTCTGCAACGTTTTTCTTTAACCAGTCCAAAGGATCGCTAAAGAAATCCTTTGCCCCATCTACAAACCCGTCCCAAAGGTGCTTGATTTTGTTCCCCAGTTTGTCAAACCAGTCAAGAACGGGCTGCATCCACTTCTTGATTTTATTTATGAAATCAGAAAGTGCTTTCGCCCATCCATCAAGCGGCTTTGTCTCAAACATATCAGAGACAGCAGTGCCGGGGGTATTGCTACCTATACCACTGCTTGACGTGCTTGTATTTTGCTTTTCAAGCTTATTAATCTCGTCAAAACCGAGGATCGTCCTCTTGATGTCGTCCGCAGCCTTTTTCGCGCTACTTGCCGCTGTCTTGCCGGTATCAGCCCACGTAGTAGCCACCTTTTTTGCGACGGTATATGTCGTTGCGCCAGATAAGGCAGAGAATAGCTGATTGATAAGGTTTATGACCTTCACAATCCCATCAATAACGCCGTCGATGATAGGCGCAAGTATACGCACTATCGGTTGAAGCATTGCGCCAAGGCTATTTTTCAAATACAACACAGATGTTGCAATCCGATTCATGTTTTTGGCGAAGTCGCTCAAACCAGGATTCGCAGCACTCCACTGATATAGATTTTGCGCACCTTCTTTGAACGCATTTCCAATCTCTTTCAAAACAGTACGCACAAAACGATAGAAAGCCACGCGCTTCAACGCTTGCCAAAAGCTGCTTATACCAGCAGTGCCTTTCTTTGCGCTTTCACCAGCATCTTTCGCGTCCTTGCCAACGCCCTTGATATTCGGTCTTGCCTTGCCAGCTTGTGTACCTGCTTCCTGCGTGGCTGTCCCTGCATCCTGCGCACCTTGTGCCATATCCTGCATACCGCCAGCGGCCCCAGAAGCAGCGTTTTTCACCTTGCCAGCAGAAGAAGCGAGGCGGTCAAAGACCCTCGCAGCGTTTTCGGCACTTGCCGTAACTTGGATGGAGAGATTATCAATCGTGTTCTCTGCCATCTTTAACCGCCTCCTTCTTTTCCTTGTTCCTCTTGCTCTCCGCTTCAAGCTGCGCTATGAAGCGTTTGGTGTTCTCGTTCTCGCGCTCTATCTCCCGTTCCCTTGCCTCTCTCTCGGACAGAGGATAGGGCATTTCAGGATAGCCCGCGCCACTCGGCGGCTTGTAGCCCTTCTCCGGGAAGCCGACCAACAACGGCACACAGCGCAGCGCTTCAAAGATGTACCTGCCCTGCATCCACATCTCTTGATTCCGCTCGTGGCGCTTCATGTCGTATGCCTTGCGATAGGCCCTTACCAACGATGGAGCGCCATGCCAGAACTCCTCATAGGTCATTCCCATGGACAGGTAGTATGGGAACACCTCTGTAAACATCTCCGCTAACGTGGGCGGCTCTGACGGTTCGGATTCTCCTAAATCGTCGCCGTCCACTCCACTGCGTTTCCCTCGTCGCCCTCGTCATCGTCCATCAGGGAATTGTAGGTTTCAGCCATCATGTTCCGCAGGGCTTCCAGCAGCCCCATCTTGTCCTTCATCTTGTCCAAGATTTCCTCGATGATCTTGCTGCTGGTCTTGCGGTGATTCTTGTAGAACGCCCCCGCCCACAGCATATCCAGTTCGATCAGGGGGGTGCTGCCGCTCTCACCGGGTTTGTAACCCGCCGCTTCCATGCGCTTCACGGCCTCGCGGTTATATTCAAGGCAATAGTGCTTGCCGTTGTAGTCGAAGTTGATCTGATTGACCTGCTTGATGTCAGCCATTTTTAAACGCTCCTTTTTTAACCGTTATTTTGAAAAATGGGCGGGGTGAACCCCCGCCCAGGATGGGTAGATCAGGCTTCCTTCTCGAACGGAACGGTAACAGCCAGGGTCACGGTCATGTCGCGCACGGCGTTCACGTCGCCGCCGTTCGGGGTAACGAACAGGTAGCCCTTGCCGGTGAACTTGCCATAGCTGCCGGTGGGCGTGTAGGTGTTGGTGCTGGAATCGAAGTTGTCGCCAAACCACATAGACAGGTCGAGTTCCTGACCGTCCAGGGCGCGGATAGTGTCATACACATCGCTGTCGTAGTTGCAGGTGAACTGCTTGGAATCGCTGGAAGCCAGACCGAAGATACTGGTGCGCTGGTGGTCGGCCTGGGTGGTAGTGTCCAGAACTTCGGGCGCGTCGATCAGCGTCGGGTCGGTCTTGAACTTGAACAATTCGGTCCAGGTAGTCGTGGAACCGCTGGTGGTTCCGTGCATGAAATGGGAACCGATGGTCGCAATCGCAGCCATTTATCCATCCCTCCTATATTTTTTCTGTATCGGTGATCCTGCGTCTGTATCTCGCCGTCATGCGGTAGATCGTCGCGTCGGCGAAATTCTGTACAGGATTGCAATAGGTTCTCACAAAGCGATATTGCGCCAGAACTCCGTCTATCAGCGCAATGATCTCTTTTGCTTGGGCTTTCTTGCCCGTGTTCTTGTTTGAGTACACATCGACCTGGTACATCACGTTCACGGCATTTTCAATGTTGCCGTTGTCGGTGGCCCGTTCGTCCACGTTGTTGTCCATCTCCACGACGGAAGCAGCGGGGAACTTCGGCGGCTGTGGAACGTATTCCGGGGTTATGTAGCCGTTGGGATAGGTCGCGCGAAAAGCGTCCGCACACGCTTGAAAGACCTTGGATTCAACATCAATCACTCGCGAACACCTCCCGCGCTATTTTCACAATATCCCTTGAAACGCTCTGTACAGCCTTGTACAGCGGCATGGAGGCGGGTGTACCATGGGTCAGATGGATTTGTCCATCACCACCGTCATAGGCCCAAACCTCTTTCCTGCCGTTGCCCTTGCCGTAGCTACCGATGGTAAATCCCAACGCCGTACCCAACGGATTAGGTGAACTTCCCACCGCGCCGTTGTAATATACGCCAGCGCCAAACTCCATGAACACAGCGTCTTTGCCGCTTGCTATGATAACTGTCGTGTTATCGCCTTGCGGTTCCACGCTTACCTCTACGCTCCCGGTGATAACGCCCTCGCGCATATCGTCCTCGGCAACCGCCGTATTGAATACCGCGCTTGCGTCCTTCGCTATGAAGTAGGCGATACGTTCACGCAGTTCGTCGGTCTTGCGCCGCACCCACTTGGAATACTCGCGTATCTCCCGCACAGCAGCGTCAATGGACGCAGAATTGAAAACGTCAATAGTAATCGTTCTACTCACGCGACAGTCACCTTGCTTACCGCTATCACAGTGCTGCCGAAGTTGGGCAATCCACGCCCAACACGGTACACGATGTAGTCCCACGGAGTAACGATTTCGCCGTCAGCGTTGACTTTCAGTGTACCGTCCTCGTTGAGTTCGGGAACGCTGTCAATCCACAGCACCGCGTATTCGTCAATCGGAGTGTCCCTGTCGCCGGTCACGATCACCTTATCGTACTGGTCATCGTCGCCGAACTGTCGCGCCACAACGTCGCCCTTCGCGGGGCTGATGTTGCCGGTGGTCCGAACAGGCTTGCCGTATGTCGCAGACGCGCCGATCTGGTTGCCGTATTCATCCTCCTGTATGGCGGTGGAATCATACAGCGCATACCAGAACGATTGCTTGTTCCGAAAACACGTCCTCGCCATAGGTCATCACACCTTCGCGTAGGCAATCACGTTTGAACGGATGTACCTCGTCATGTCCGTGAAGTCGAAGTGCCGATGGATGCCGTTTTCGATGCTGACGCTCTGACCCTCAACGCCCCGCTGGGTGAATCCGTTCACAACGGCGTAAATCTGCGTCATTTCATAGGCAGCGGGCACGTCCTCCGGCATTGCGTCAGGATTGAACGTGTACCGCCATTGAAGAATCTCGTTCTTTGCAAGATTGAGATAAGACAGGATCGTATCATCATCCGGCGCGTCAGGTCCCATAATGGTTTTCACCATTGCCAGCTTTTCGTCAACGGTCATCCACCGCACCCCCTTTCTACTGGTTCTTCTTCGGTCTGCCCGGTCTCTTGACCGTGGTAGCTTCAACCTTTGTAGATTCCTGTTTTTGAGCCGACTGCTTCATCGGCTCTGGCTCTTTTTCGGCGTAGTGCCGATGCAGCAGCATACCCATGGTTAGGAATGGGTCGCAATACGAACGACCTTACCGATGTTGTACAGATAGGCCGCGAAGTGCTTGGACGCGGTGATGACGTTGGTAAACGCCAGAATGTCGCGGTCATACTCGACCAGCGTATCGCGTTTCAGGAAAATGCGCAGCGCACCCGGCTTCACCAGGTAAATGTCACCAGCGCCAGCCTTGGACTTCGCCAGCTTGTTGCTGACCATGACCTGACAGCCCTGGAACTCGCCAACAACGCCACGAACAGCAATGCCAGCAGCGATTTCGGAAGCGGGAACCCAGGTGTTTGCACCAACAACAGTACGCATCTGGGTATACACAGCGGGAGAAACCAGCGCCACAGTCGGGCCATCCTCAATGTCCTCGCCAAACAGTTCCAGCGCGGAAACGATGTCAGCAGGAGAAGGATCGGTGGAACTGTTCGCAGTCTCATACAGGGCAGCGGGAGCGGAAATGCCGTGCAGAATGGACAGCACTTCGTTGTCCACAGCGGAGGCAATCGCCAGCGCGATCTGGGAAACCGCCTCGCCGTAGGGATCGCCGAAGCCGGACAGAACCGCCTCATCAGTGATCTCAACGCCCTTGGCGATCTTGTGGATGCTCACGGACGCGGTGCTGTGCCCCAGCACGGAGGGGGTCAGGGAAACGCCCTCTGCAAGAGTGGCGGCATCGCCAATATAGGTGAAATTGGGAAGGGTGATGGTATCGCCGGGGCGACCCGCCAGGGTGGTGTCGATGGTCGCCAGAGGCGCGAACTTCATCAGGTCAACATACTTCTGCTCGATCATGTCAGCCATGACTTCGGGGTTGACCATGTTCGACAGTTTGGTCTGAGCCATTATTCATTCCTCCTTGTCAAAGTTTTGTAGATTTCGGGCTGTTCCGTCAGCAGCTTCACGCGCTCCTGATAGCCCATTTTGTCGAATTGTTCACGGGTGACGGTCTGCTCCGTCGCACCAACGCCGGGGCGCGGGGTCTGCCGCACCGCGTCAGCCAACAGCGCCTTGTCGTGCGCTGTCAGAAAGTCTTTCAGCGCAGCCGTGAGGCCCTTGAAATCACCGTCGATTGTCGCCGCAGCGGCCTTTTCAGCGGTCTTTTCGTCCAGACCAAGCCCGATGTAACCAGCCCTCTGTTCAGCCATCGTCTGGGAGCGCTTCAATGCGGCATTCTCGGTCTTTAGCTGCTCCATGAGTTCCTGCATTTCGGTATTGGCCCGTTCCTGTTCGGACATCCGCTCATTCAGTGCCCGCTTGTATTTTGCAGCGTCAGCGGAAGCGTTCGACTGTGCGTTTTTCAGCTTCGCGTTTTCGCCCCGCAGTTTTTCAAGTTCGGCCTGTAGGGATGCGGTGTCCACGGTTTCCTGCGTAGTGGTTTCCTGCGCTTCGTTGTTGGTCGCATTGGCATTTTCGTTCATGGTGATTCTCCTTTGCGCTTTTTTTCGGTGCATCTCCGCACCGTTGCGAAATTTGTATAGCGGCTTCTCTGTCGCTGATATTCAACCGCCAAATGCGGGAATGTCCTATAGTTTCACTTCGTTCCGAATGTGTTTGAGCCACGACTTAAAGTCGATTCGTTCCACTCGTAATCCCGCCTCGTATGCCGCAATGCGGCACTCCATCAGTGCCTTTCCTATGCGCTCGGAATCACAGGTCATAAAGTCGCGGCTGAACTTCCTGTAGAACTTCTTGAACTCACGCTCGGCGGCTTGCACCAGCTTTTCGTGCCCCGCCTTGATGAACTGCGGCTCGTTGAAGTCGTAATAACTGTCAGCAATGGTCTTGCAAATGCTGTCCAGAAATTCACTCTCAAAACCACGCACCCGCAATTCCTCGCATATCCGCGTCCGCATGAGCATCACCTGTCCATACTCGCGCAGCACCAGCGTTTCAGCGTCCTTGCGCACCGTGGAATCAGGTCGCCATGTCCACAGGTAGAACGGCGTTTCGATGTACTTGTACGTCCCGGCTTCGTGATAGGCGATCTTGTTGAACACGCTGTCCTCGGAGAACCACAGCGACGTATCGAAGCGAATCTTCTTGTCAATCAGGAATTGCCGCCTGTAGCACTTGCCGTGGATGAACACGATGTTCTTGTCGCGGCGGTATATCTTCCAGCCGCCGTCCTTCCACGCTTCCTCCACGAACGAACTGTTTAGCATATCGAAGCCCTCTTGTATGGCCCCGAATACCAAATGCAGTCCGTAGTTGGACAGGAACCCATCGTCGCAGTCGCAGAACATGACGTATTCGCCGTCTGCGTGGTCTATCCCATAATTCCGCGCTGCCGATATGCCACCGTGGGGCTGAATCACGTACTGGATGTCATAGCTGTACTTGTCGAACACCGACCTGTCCAGTGCCCCGTCCTCACCGTCGTTCACCACCAGAACGTCGAACTCGCTCTTGTCAATACCGTGCTGCAACTCAATGCTGTCAAACAGAAACTTGCACACATCCCACGGCTCTTTGTAGTGGGGGACAACAAGTGTTAAACGCTTCATTTTTCACCTATAATCGCAAGTGCAGAGACAGTTACAATCCTCCTCTGCAATGCCCCATTCACCCGGAAATTGTGTCTTGCCGCCCTTGTAGCTGTAAAAATATCCGTCTATCGGAACCGTCGTACCATCCAAGTAAATGTGTGTGTCACGGGAGGTCGGAAGCATCATGCACACCCACGTTTTCGTGGTGGCCCCGGCCTTGACCGCCGTGTCATATGCCGCCGTGTTCGCTATCCTGTGTGCCTCTGTTTCAGCGATTCGCAGGATGTCAGCCATCGTGCCACCGTTCTCATACCACGCAAGCACTCTGTCGCGCCATGTGGCCCCGTCAATGCGCCTGTAGACCGTTTCCTGTATCTCCCGCGAACTCGGCTCAATCCCTGTCGAAAACGTCTGATTGACCCCTTCTACGCCGTTTGCGTAGGCCAGCAGGAACAGGTCTAATAACTCGTCTATGATGTCCTCGCAGTCCTTGCGGCTCTTGATATGCCCGTCAGCGTCGAAGTGAACCCTCAACCGCTGTTCAAGGGCGTTAATTTCATCTATCGGCAGGATCGTTGCCATTGTTGTTCACCGCCGCCGCTTGCGCCTGTCTCTCGGCCTCTCGCTGGGCCTGTTCCTCTGCCCTCTGTTGCTGTTGCTCATACCACGCCATGCCAGCGTTGTAAGCGTCCTGCGTGTCGATGAATAGGCCGGAAGCCTCGTAGGCGTACTGCGGATGCACCTTGTCATTGTTGAGCATGGTGATAAGGGTCTGCGACTTACTCAAAATGTCCTCGTAGTTCCTGCGGGTGAACTTCACATCCACGCTGTCAGGGTCAAGGTTCATGTCGGTCAGGCGGTTGGCGATCTCCGTCAACAGTTCAATCGTCCGCTGCTCCGGCTCTCGGAACATCATCTCAAAGTCCTGCGCACGGGTTTCAGCGCCCTGCCAACCGTTTTTCAGAATCACAGCCCCGTTGTTGGAGCTGTCCCCCGTGTTTCCGTTGCCCTGGGAGGGCATACCCACGATTTCATTGATGGAATCCAGCAGATTGCGCTTCAACGTCTGCGTCTGGCCCTGATCCAACGTTTCGGAGATGACCTTCAAATCGGCCTTGTTCTCGCCGATGGATTTCAGAACCACCATGCCAGCTTCGCGTATGGTATTCGCGGAAGTCTCCTCCGGGAACTCGCAGTTGTAGGCCACCAACAGGCTTTGTACGAACTGCTCCACGCTGTCCAAACGGTTGCTTTCAAGGGTGTTCAGTGCGTCCAGCAGGGGCAGCACGACTTCAAATGCGCCCATCCTCGCCGCGTTCAGCGGATATTCCACGATGGGGATATTGCCCAGCGCATAGGTGCTGCTCTCAATCACCTTGCCGCTCTGCCAGCCCTCCACGCGGAAGAACTCATTGCCAGAGGTGTACACGTCGAATGTCACGTTGCCGTCATCGTCCATCGTGTAGAACACACCCGCCAATGGCGTATGCGCCACGTCGTTGCGGTAGATCACAAAGGCGTTGCGCGGGTCGATGGTGTACACGTCAAAGGGAACGCGCTTGCGGGCAGACGGCAGCACCAGCCTGTAGCCCGTGCCGCAAATAAGCTGCCACTCGACCATCTCTTTGTCCTTGGAAGCCTTGCCAGCCACTTTCAGCAGGTCATTCAACCGTGCGATCTGCTTTGAAACTGCATCGTCGCTGACAGCGGACACATACTGAATCGGCTTGCCGACAAACCACCCGGCAAAGAAGCTGACAATGGCATACGCCCTGTTCTCCACAATCTGATTGCAGATTTCAGGGCGAATCTCTTTTACGCGGTCAAGAATCGGCTGGATTCCGCGATAGTATTTGTGCAGATATTCAATCTGTCCACGATTGACCAGATGCTTGACATAAGCGTCACTAAGCACATTGACAACATTCCCGTCGTCAACGCGCTCAACGTTCGTATATATCGCTTTCCGTCCGTGCAGGACGTGTCCCACAACAGCATCAGCCACTATCGCGCCCTCCAATCCCAAAAAGTAAAAGGCCCCAACGTGCGTTTTTTGCACATTGGAGCCTTCTCCACTTCCCCGCTGACCTTTCAGCGTGGGGATTTATAAATGTCCGTCAGTGGTTCGCTGGCGTTTCACCTCGCGTTGACGGCTCTTACCATCATTCAATTACCAACCGCTTCTTCCGAACAGTCTTGATGTTCAGAGTTCCGTCAGGCTTACGGTAAATCTCCACCTCAAAGCCCTTCGCCAGCCATTCATTGATAGCCGAAACCTCTTTTTCAGTCAGCATTATCTATGCCTCCATAGTCTTATCTGACGTTATACTATCACAAAACACGAACATTGTCAATAGATTTTCAGCTGAATGTTCGGGTTTATATGAAATCCGAACATTCTAAAGCATTATCGCTATTAATGTTCGGATTTTTAAATCAAAACGGCCTTTTCACGATCTCGACCTTGTTCATGC